GTGTACGGATCGACCACGATGTCCATCGCACCAAACTCGCCGATGATGAGTTCCGACCACTTGCCGAAGATGCAGTACCCGGCGTCCGTCATGTTCGCGGTGGCGAACATCCTGTACCCGCATACTCGGTTGTCCTCGCCGCAGATGTAGCCGGACGCTGTGTTCGCGGTGTCCTTCAGGCGGCTCTTGAGGATCTCTCGGACGGCTGGTGTGGTGACGAACGCCACCTCGTTGTCGTTCGCCCACCGGATGTTCCCGGAGAGCAGGTCCGTCTCGAAGTTCACCATCTTGGCGTAGGTTGCCGTGGTGGCGGTGACGCTTCCGACCCCGCTACCTCCGATGATGCCCTGCGGTTCGGCGGTGCCGCCTCCGGTATACGCCGAGTTGTCGGTTGCGACTGCAAACTGCTCCGCGAGGTTCTTTATGAGCAGTCCCTCGATGCCGGGGGACGACTGGAGGATCAATTGCTTGGTGAAGTCCACGTTCGCCGACAGGGAGTTCGGGGCGAGCGTGATCTGACGGAACGTGGCGGCGTCTTCCGTGGCCGCGATGCCCTCCGCCACCCACACCGCCGCGTGACCCGCGAGGCCAGCCGGGATGACCACGTTGGAGGTCAGGCCAGTAAGGACGGTTGCGCCCAACTGCCGGACGAGGGTGAGGTTATACAGCCAGTCCACGAACGATCCGCCAAGATGGGCGGTCGGCACGAGGTACGAACCGGTGGTGGCGCCGGCGGAGAGGTCGCGCTTCTTCATCAGGTCCATCGGGATGAACGTGCCGCTTGCGGATCTTCCGAGTTTCTTCTCGATGGTGGCGGAGATTTCCTGCTCGAACCCGGACTTCTCGCCGATGATCTTCGACTGGATCAGACGGAGCAGGCTGTACTCCTTCTCCTCCCGCTTGCTAAGGTCCACCAGCGGCGTATCGAGCGGCTTGCTGGCGCCGATCTTGTTGAGGACCAAGCCCCGGACTTCGGACAGTGGTGTGCCGTCCTTGATGTGCTTGTCCCGGAACTCCGGACCCATCTGGTGTTGTCCGCAGATCGCCTCGATCTCTCGGATCCGCTTCGTCTCCTCTTCCCGGACGGCGGAGAGATCCACCTCGGGGATTTCCACTTTCTTCTCTTCGGGCATGACTCGTACCTCCACAGTTTTTGTGATCTCTTCCGGAACTGCCACTTGCTCGGCCTCCCTCTCCTGCGATCTCCCGATCCCAACTTGAGGATCGGCAGGAACGGCGACGACCGATATCTCCATTGGCTCCCAATCCGTGATCCGATAGACTGGCAGCTTCTCCGACGCCGACATTTCCAATATCTCCTTCGGCATCGTCTTCGGATCCATCTCCTCGGCCTTGTGAACCATGTACCCTACGCTGACGTTTTTCCTGATCCCGTCCTGCACGTCCTGGAATATCTCCTCGCCCCGCGCCGACTTCGAGAATCTCACCGTGGCGCGGCCTTTCTTGTCCTCATCACACAGACGACACTCCTCCACCACGCCAACCTGATCTTCTGCGGTATGGTTCATCAGGAGCGGGGCTCCAGAAGCCATCCGATCCATCCGCATCGCTCCGGGCGCGTGCGACAGCACCTCGATACCCCACCAGCGGGAAACGGGAAGCTCAGACGAGAAGGCGAGGTCTACCGTTCTGGCCTCGGCCTTTACCGTTCCCCGATCCAGCGTAACCTTCCTGTATTCCTTCGTCGGCGGCCCCTTTTTCGATGCCATAACCTTGCGCCTCCTTAACTCCGAAGTTCAATTCCAGCCCGTATTCCTCTGCGAGTGCTTTCTCGTCCGCGAGTTCCTGATATATCTCATACAGGTCGCGCCCATTCTCATTGGCGATCATCGTGGAGGACTTGAATCCGGCGGCGACCTCTTCCTTCGCGGCCTGTACGTCTTTCAGCGGGTCCACCCATTGCCATCTCCGCCCCGTCCATTTCGGAGAGTTGAACTTGTCGAACTTCGACATCGGCAGATCGAGCGCCCCGGAGGTGATCCCCATGCGAAGCCATTCCGAGTAGACGGGAGTGAGGAATATCTCGGAGAATAGCGATTGGGCGGACTTGTACGTCTCCCGCTCCTCGAGGAGCCCCTGCCGCCCGGAGGCGTAGGAGGTTTCCGACAGATCCCCGGAGAGCGTCTGATAGGAGACGCCCAGGCCCGACGCGATCAACCGGATCATCGCTTTCGTGAACGGGTCGAACTGCGCTTCCGGATATTTCGGGTCGTAGTCCTGGAATGTCTGCCCGGGCAGCAGCCGCATAAGCTCGCCTGGCTCAAGCGTGGTGAGAGTGTTTCCTGCCGAATCCTTCGCGTCACCGGTGAACTCCGAGGAAGCCTCCTCTTGAATTACGCCCATCTTGCAAGCGGAGGCTCGGGAGTTCACCACCGCCGCCTCGATGTAGCCGTCAAGGTGCCGGGACTTCACCATCCCCGAGGCCATCCATGAGATTCCACGGGTCGCGTCCACTCGCTCAGGGTCGAAGAGGTGCAGAATGTCGGAAGCGGGAATCCGGTCGTATGGGCCGGTAGTGACCGACGCCCCGTACACACCGAGTTCCGCCCTCCGGCGCGAGACATGGTACGCAACGGGCCGTCGCCATTCGTCCAACTCCACGCCCATGATGATGAGTCGTCCGCCGCCGAGGTCTATGTTGTACTTTTCGTCGATCCAATCCGGCTCGATGAATTGTAGCGAGAAGCCGTACCGGTTGATCCCTGCTCCGCGCACCAGACGGACGAATAGCTCCCCATCCCGCGCCACCGTCTCCGCCACCAGCTCTTCCGCCTTGCGTAGCGATATCTTCCCCGTCACAGTCGCGGTCCCCGGGCCGCTCCACTTCCAGAACTCGTTCTCCAGGTAATCGGAATCCGCCTTGTCGACGACCCATTTCCCGGCTGTGTCCTGCTTCATCGCCTTCACTTGCAAGGAGAACCCGGACGATCCCACGACGTTCTTTTTGATCGCCCGTAGGTACGCCTTGGCAAGATCGTTGTTCTGCGCGAGATCCCTCGCCCGGGTACGCACTCCAAGGATGCCAAGGCGCAAATCCTGATCCGCCGTGGTCGGAGACATAACCCAATCCCCAAGGAGCCTCCCCTGCCCCGCTGCGGCGTAGGATCGCGCCACGATGCGCCTTACGTCTTCGCGGTGGACGTATCCGACCTTCCGGGCGAGCGATCGCAGGATATTCATTGGAACCTCGTCAGGATCCGCTTGCCGGGATCAAGCCCCTGAGCGATCAGGTCTGCCTTCTTATCGTTGTAGACTTCCCACTTGTAGCGGTCCCGCAGCACGAGCAGTTCCTCGCGCTTGTACTGGACTGCCTTCCCGTCGATGGTGATGGATACGACGTGCGCGTTCGCGGTCACGGATGTCACCAACGCGGCCTCGATAAGATCGAGCATCTTCTGCGCGTGGGAACGGTTGTCTGTAGTGGATGTGGCGACGGCGAGATACGGCTTGATCGTTACCGTGCCGCGACCGACCGTATAGCGGGCCGTTCCAGCCTCGGCATACGCCGACCAGTTCCACGTCCCCGTCGCATACGCCGCCGTGGTCGCAGCGGTGACGGTTACAACGTGATCGGTACCGGACGCCGCGGCGGTTATCGCAATCGGGTCCTGCCCGTAGCGGTACAGGGAATACTTCAGCGTGTACGTCGGCGCCGGATAATCGGCGAGGCTATCCGTCCAGGAGAACGTGTCTCCCGCTTGGAGAATATCTGGAATGTTCATGGGATCAGTATTCGAGGGTGATCGTACAGGTAACGGCGGTATTGTCTCCGGACACGTTGCTCGCCTTGGCGGTGGCGACGTATTCCGGACTGGCGAGATGCAACCGAACTCCGGCGTCGTTCAGTAGGTCGTGTCCAATCGTGGCGGATGGCGACGTGCCGCCGAACGCCCACTTCGTTACCGCCGCATCGCAGGAGATCAACGCGCCGATGGGCGTCACGCCGTTCGCCATGAACGTTCCGCCCGCCGTGGTGATGAGTTCAGCGATAGTACGTACAACATTATCGACGGACACGTTCTTCGTGGCACCGGGATTGCCGGTCAGCGTAACTGTTCCTTGGAACGTCGCGGGAGGATACGCATATCCTGCGGGCGACACGCTGGACTGGCCGGCGTACACAACACCCACGAACGAAAAGACCAGAAAAAGAACGAGCAGTTTCTTCACGACTCACCTCCTACCAGCGTTTGACGAATCCTTTTTTTGCCTTCATCCCCGGCGGGACCAGCGATCGAACGCCGGTGGATTTCTTCGTCTCCTCCGGCACTTTTTCGACCTTGCGCTCCATCCTCGCCGCAATCCGCTCCATGTTCGCGTTCAGAGATTCCTTCGCGGCCAAAGCGTACACCGCGCAGTCCAGCGCCTCGTTCCTCGCCCGAATCTTCTTCCACACCCGCGTGGGTACGCCCTTTACGTGTTTCGTCATCAACTTCTCTGCGGTCAGCTGCTTGAACCACTCGTCATCCACGTCCCTGGGGAAGTGGATGTACCCCGGGCCGAACTCTCCCACGCCGACACGAGAGAAAAGCAACCCCTTCGCCGTGTCTACGCCCACGATTCCGAGGTTGACCTTTTGCTTCGTCCGTCGAAGGCCGATGCGGACGACGGGTAACCCCGCTCCTGCCCGCCCGATGATCGGCCAGATCCTCCGGTACTCCCTCTTCCGGCAGAACTCATAGACCTGCTGCGTTGCGTGCCCGCCGGAGTCCACACAGGCCGCAGCTATCCGGAGCGTATTCCCGGATTCATGCGCCCAGGGGCGCAGGAGCCAATCATCCAGATCCCGCCATACCTGCTGCGACGTCTCGGGATTGCCCCGGAACGTTACGTGCTGGGTTACCCAAGACTCGTCCGCCAGCCCCCAACCCCAGGCGTCCACCTCGAGCCGGTCGTCCTGCACGTCGACACCGGCGGTGAGTAGCAGGATCCCTTCCGGCAGCGGATCCGGAGGGCCGTAATCCTCCCTGCGCGCCATAAGGGATGCGTCGTCGACGGTGATCCCCTCCTCCTCCCACGTCTCGCCAAGAGAGGTGTTCACGAACACCCGCAGAGTCTCGGGGCGCTTTTTCGCCTCGAGGAATCCAGCAGCCATCCCCGCCCAGGTCGACCACGGAGAATACAATTCGTTGATGTGGAACCCAGCGACCCGCTTGATCCACGGCTGCCCCGGGATCCATTTCCCGTTGCGAATCATCCGGAGCTTGTCAGTCTCGGTGAGCTGAGCGCGGCAATGTTCGCATTCGTAGCGGACGTTGACGGCCCGCCCACGGTCGTCCCGGTCGAAAAGCAATCCGCTCCAGCGGAGTATCTGGAACACCCCGCACGTTGGGCAGGGGACCTCGTACCGCCGCTGGTCCGATTCATCCCACGCCTGCTCGATCCTTGATGCCCCCCGGGTCGTAGGCGTGGAGGTCATCACGATCTTGCGATTCCAGAACGTCGCCGATCGTTTGATGGCCAGGGCGACCGGATCCCCCTCCGTCCCCGCGGAGGCCGGAAAGCGGTCGATCTCGTCAAGGAACACGAACCGAATCGGCCGGGACGCTAGAGACGCCGGGGAATTCGCGCCGGCCAGGGTGATATGCCCCCCAGGGAATATCTTCTGGCGCAG